GCGTACGTACATTGAAAGACCACGAAAACATCGACGTAATCATCGACCTTGACATGCTGGTCGAGCGCATCATCCGAGACAAGGCCGCCCTGCGTAAGATCGCTGAGGCCCTACGGACCGCACAAACAAAACAGTCACGCCAGATGGGGAACCTATACGGCAGAACCGCAGAGCAACCTCGCCCTGCTCCCTCGTCGAGGACGCGTTTACAGTGACCGTAGCCTCGCTCCCGCTTCAGGACATTTACATCGCGCTCAACCCTACGTATGGAGGGACGACCCTAACGACTGCGCACTCGCAAAACCCTGCTGGGATCTCGACGCTCGTGACGGCAGTGGCCTCGTCTGGGACAACGGTAACGTATACCGCTAACAACTCGTTCACGGTTGGAGAACTGGTGACAGTGACGGGTATCTCGATTCCGGGTGTCGATGTTGTCGACATCGCTATCGCTAGCCGAACGTCTACACAGTTCGTCATCAACTACGCGTCCCCTGCTGGTGCGTTTAGTACCGTTTCGGTGAGTGGCATCGCTAGCGTTTCGAACGCTTATTGGACGAACATCACTCGATACGTTCAGGAGTGGTCGCTACGGTCTGGGAAGCAGCACTACCTCGACCGTATGGAGGCCGGCACCGTTTCGATTACGTTGAACAACCGCGACGGGCAGTTTTGGAACACCTACAAAATCGGTGTGCGTCAGCCGATTGCGATTCAGGCTACGTGGCCTCAGACGAGTGGCACAACGTATCCTGTTTTCTTCGGGTTCATCGACAGCATTGAAGAAAAGATCATCGACCAACTCAACAGCGAGGTCGTGATTACTGCGAGCGATTCTTTGAAGTACCTGTCGCTTCGGTACATGGCCTCGTCGACGCTCTGGCCGTCGTACGCAAACCCGAGTGGGGGGCACACACAGAATTGGTACCGCCTCGATACCACGCCATCGGCCACCGTGACGGAAGCGCAGGCGTATGGTTCGGGTCACCCTTCGTACATTCTTTACACCGGCGTAAATAACTTTCAGGCGAACCAGAACGTCACGGTCTCGGGGCTGAACATCAACACCGGTTCGAACTTAAACGTTCAGAACGGAACCATCGTCGCGTCCCCTGCTCCTACCGCTACGACGTTCGTTGTCGACTGCGGAGTTGCTATCGCTAGCGGATCGACATCAAACGGTTCGGGTGTCGCTTACTTAACTTCGGCAAATGATCTCGTCGGTAGTTCAAAGGGCAGCCTCGGTGGTTCGGTAGCGTTCCAGCAGTACGGCGCGATGGTGTACGACACTGATAACTGCGTCGACTTGGCAAATGGTGGAGCGGCCGGAACAGGCTGGCTACAGATGCCTCAGTTCACGGGTATCGGCTCCGTCGACTTTTGGGTGCTGGGACAGGGGCTCGCGGCGAGCGGCGCGTACAACACACTCATCTTCGCCGTAAGTGGGTTCTATGTATGGGTGAACATCAACGGGCAAGTCGTTGTCACGAAAACGTATAGCGGGGCCCCGTTCGCTACTGGAACCATCGCCATCAACGATGGGTACTGGCATCACATTGGTCTCGTTGGGGGAGCAGGCGGCAACGTGCGCCTGTACGTCGACGGAACCTTTACGGCAATCTCGGGCAGTTCAACGAATACGTTCTCGACCCCGTCGCCTTGGTTTATCGGCTACGACTCAACAAAAAGCCTGCCGACGTTGCCGGCCTACTTGGATGAAGTCGTTATCGGTAGTTCGTCCGTGACCGATGCCGAAATACTTAATCGCTATCGTGCTGGAACGTTGCTACAACTTGGCGCGCCCGCTACTGCTCAGAACATCGAAACGACTGGAACGAATCAAGTCTCGTCGGGCGACCGTATTGCGGAGATCCTTTGCGTTGCGGGGTACGGATCCATCGTCAACGGTGCGCTTACTTTGAACTCGAATACGTTTTACGTTAATGAGTCATCGACCCCGTGGGCCATCGGTTCGGGTAATGGGTACACATACACCGAGCCGTTCTACTGGGATACACCAGTCACTACCTCGACGGCCCTCGACCTCATTCTTCAGATCTGCGACACGGACATCGGTACGTTCTGGCAACGCCCCGATGGCTCGTTCAACTTCAACAACCAAAACTTTTATGGCACGTGGTCGTGGAACTCCTCGACTAACACCGGAACGTGGGCCCCTACCTATGCGGCGGCGACTGCCTCGCACACGTTCTCCGATGCTGGAACTAATACGCAATACGCTACGGCTGCGGTGGCCCCGTATTACGGCCCAAGCACTCAGGTGTTATACGACGACACAGACCTATGGACGCTCGTAAAAGTCACCCCGCAATCTGGCACGCCACAGGTGTATGAGAAAACGTCGAGCGAGGCCCAGTACGGAGTGACCGTCTTAGAGAAGTCGAGCACGCTTCACGGCACGCTCAACCTCGCGCTCTCGACCGCAACGTACCTCGGCTACCTGTACGGCACGCCGAAGGCTCGTGTTCAACAAGTGGAGTTGCGCTCGGAGAACAGCAACGGCATCGTGGGCGGTGATGGGATCTACAACGTGTCGCTGTTGAAGGTGGCGCTCGGGGATGTAGTTTCGTTCACTCGTTCGTACCCGGGTACGTCTACCCCGTTCACTGCTAACTTCGTCGTCGAGTCGATTGCGCATCAGGTCGATGCGGCAACTGCTACTTGGCACACGACGTACGTCCTCGACCCGTACCCGCTTGGAGGTTGAACATGCCTGAGATCCCTTTTACGAATACTCGGCAGCAGGTGTTGTTTTCGATGGGAGATGGCCAAAACACTTCGTACTGGGGGGCGGCCCCGTCGAACAACTACTGGTTCGCAAACGCGACAACAACGTACACGCTTAACGCCTCGGTCCCTTCGTCCTCGCCGTGGGCCTCGATGACGGTGAGCGGTATCAGTGGTTATTCCCGCTACCTCGTTTTATGCCAGTTCGCTCAGAACAACACGAACGCGACTGGAACCGGCGCGTGCGAAGTTCAGTTCGAGACAACGGGTGGAGTAGTGGCTACGCAAACGCTCGGCTACTTCAATACGACGACTCGAAACCAGTGGTCGACCTCGACCATCATCGTTCCTAATGCGAACGACATAAACAACGTTGGCGGTTTTAGCATCAGCGTCTACCCTTATTCAAACACGGCACAAACCGCAGTCGTTGCGTACGGTACGATTAACGTAATCGGCCTCGCATAGGAGAACGCATGACAGACGTACGCGCAAACATCGTCAAGTGGGCGAAGTGGTTCGCCGACAACAAGCACACGCACCCGTTTACTTATTCGGAGGGCTCGGACCGGATGAGTGCCATCGGTGAGTGGCCAGTCAAGTTCCCTGTCACGTGTGACTGCTCCGCCTTCGTCACGCTCTGCTACTGGTTGAGCGGCGCGGCCGACCCCAACGGGCAGAACTACGACCACGAAGGCTACACCGGAACGCTGATCTCTCACGGTCATGAAGTACCTGCGGGCAACGCTACGGCTGGCGACATCGTTATTTACGGGCCGGGAACTGGCGAGCACACTGCGGTAGTGGTTGAAGGTGGCCGAGTGCCGCTAACTGTAAGCATGGGCGAAAACGGAGATCCTTCATACGTCACGACCACTCAGGACGGTCGACTCCCCCAGCGTTTTTTTCGTTTTGACACAAACGCCGTTGGAACTATTCACGAACCCGGGGGCTCGGTGGTTGCGGTCGTAAAGCATGCCGCCCCAGTCGTTGCGCCAGAAGTCCACGAGAAGGCCCCAGAAGCGCCTGTCGCGCCCGCTATCCATGAAACGGTAGACCACGTACCGGCAACGGGGTTCCCGCTTATTAAGGGCATCGAGAGCATCGTCGAGGCCATTATTGAAGGGCCGAAAGAGTGATGGGGGCCGTGCTCGCAAACGCCAATTTTTGGTACATCTCCGAAGCGGTCGTGTGCGTTGCTGGTGGAATTGTGGGCGCATACAAGGTGATTCACAACGCGCTCGCAAAGTCAGTCACAGAAAAGTTGCGCGAGGTCGAGGCCGAGATGAAACCGAACCACGGCTCGTCCATGCGTGACGCTATCGACAGAATCGAAGCAAACTTAAACGAGTTAAAGGTGGAACTCGCTCGGCACCTCGGTGCTCACGAAGGGCTGTAGTGCGCTACAAACATCCGGTCACCGGCGAGGACATTGGCCTCGGCGAGCACATCAGTTGGTCGATTCAGTCTGCGATTCGTCGATGGGCGTTTATTCTGACAGTGACGGCCGCGACGATAGTGTGCTGGTCGAGCCGAGACAGCACCGTTCTGACGTGGTGGAACTACACCGCCAGTTGGATGGCGCTGTTCATCGAGTCGGTTGTCGGCATCTCTATGTTTCAGCAGACGAAGGCCGACGCTCAGGTGATTCGCAAGATCCTAAAAATGGAGACCTCTCAGTTCGACGAACTGAAGGCCCTCATCGAAAAGGTGGAGGACGACCTCGAAGCGCATCATGAGTCCGAGTGATAACGTTTAAGCATGTCCAGACTGTCAACAACTTACGCGGATAACGCCCTCAACGCCATCTTCAACTCCTCGACGACGTACTACCTCGCGCTATTCACTTCCGACCCCAGCACGACTGGCGCGTCTGGCGAAGTGACCGGAGGCTCGTACGCTCGTCAGGCCATTACGTTCTCGGCCGCCGCCGCTAATGCGCAGGCCTCGACAAA